TCAAAGGCCAAGGCCTGAGGTTTGAGACAAGTTTACCGCCAGCTTATTCCCCTCCACCGTCAGTCTTGACTTTGGAGCCAGTGCCCCAACAACAGCTAAGTCAATGAGGTTTCCATAATCTTGCTCATTGGGAATGGCGCCTTCTTTGAATGCATCTTTCAGTTCTTTGATATTTATCGTTTTATTGCTTCTATCCGTATCAGTCATACTGGTGCCTCTTAATCGTCAGTAAATCACCTCATAGAGTAAAAAGTATTAGCGACAGTTACTGTGAGTCAAATTTTAAATGCCGCAAAGCGGCATGGAGGTGTAAGCATCCCGGTAAACCGAACCATTCACTTTTAGAGATCTTCCTACATACTGATTATGTCCTGTGAGGAGATCTCTATGCGTAAAGCCCGATTCACTGAACACCAGATCATTGCCGTTCTGAAGTCCGTCGAGGCCGGGCGTACTGTCAAAGATGTCTGTCGCGAGGCCGCTATTTCTGAAGCCAGCTATTACAACTGGAAGGCAAAGTATGGCGGGATGGAAGCGGCTGATATTAAAAAAATCAAAGACCTTGAGGATGAAAACCGTCGCCTGAAACAGATGTTTGCCGACCTGAGTTTGGAAAATCGTGCGTTAAAAGATGTCATCGGAAAAAAGCTTTAAAACCAGCGATAAAGCGTGAACTCGTCAGCTATCTGAAAGAAATGTTCTCGATGAGCGTACGCCAGGCATGCAGGACGTTATTGCTGAGCAGGACGGTGTATTTTTATCGCCCGGATAGCGAGCGCGATGAACCGGTGGTCTCGGCGCTGACTGAAGCCGCTGAGCGTTATCCCCGTTATGGGTTTAAGAAACTGTTTCAGGTGCTGCGTAGGCAGGGTCACACATGGAACCATAAGCGAGTTCATCGGATTTACTGTCTGTTAAAACTGAATTTTCGCCGTAAGGGAAAGCAACGCCTGGCTTCGCGCAACCCGGCACCACTGGCAACGCCTGAGGCACTTAACCAGAGCTGGTCGATAGACTTTATGCACGATGCGCTGGTCTGCGGCAGACGCTTCCGGACCTTCAACGTAGTGGATGATTTTAACCGCGAGGCGCTGGCAATAGAAATCGACCTGAATATCCCGGCTCAGCGTGTCGTCCGGGTACTGGACAGGATAGTGGCGAATCGCGGATACCCGCTGAAGATGCGGATGGACAATGGACCGGAGTTGGTCTCACTGGCTCTGGCTCAGTGGGCCGAAGAGCATGATGTGATACTGGAATTTATCAAACCGGGTAAGCCAACACAGAATGCCTTTATCGAACGATTTAACCGGACCTACCGGACAGAAATACTGGATTTTTATCTGTTCAGAACCCTGAACGAGGCACGGGAAATCACAGAGCGCTGGCTGACGGAATACAACAGCGAGCGACCTCATGAATCCCTGAATAACCTGACACCGGAAGAATACCGGCTGATGGCTGAAAACCCGGAAATCTCAAAAAGTGCGTGGAACTAAAACGGGTGTGCTTACACACCCATGCCTACGCCGAAGGTGTCGAGATCATGCTGTTCGCCTGGGCAATCGATGACGGCCCTGTCAGCGTGCACGACTTCACCGAAGACAAACATCTGCCGGCGCAACTGCTCGCTGCGCTCGGCGATGAGAGCGTGCTGATCTACGCGCACAACAGCCATTTTGACCGCACCATGTTGCGCCACGCGCTGCAGCGCTTGCTACCTGGGGTAGTTGCGGGCGGCGTTGAGCGCTGGCGAGATACGATGGTAAAAGCGCTGGCGCACGGCCTCCCCGGCGCGCTGGGTGCGCTATGCGAAGTGCTCAACGTCGACACCGATAAGGCCAAAGACAAAGCCGGCAAGCAGCTGATCCAGCTGTTCTGCAAGCCCCGGCCGAAGAACAGCAAGCTGCGCCGCGCTACAGCCAAATCGCACCCAGCGGAGTGGCAGCGCTTCGTTGAATACGCCGGTCTCGATATCCACGCCATGCGCGCCGTCGACGCCAAACTGCCGAGCTGGAACTACCAGGGCGCCGAGCTGGCGCTGTGGCACCGCGATCAGAGGATCAACGACCGCGGCGTATGTGTCGACGTCGAACTCGCTGAAGCGGCGATCGCCGCCGTTGGCGACGAACAGCAACGCCTGGCCGAGCTGACACAAGCCATGACCGACGGCGAAGTCCAGGCAGCGACGCAGCGCGACGCTATGCTCCGCCATATTCTTGACGCGTTCGGCGTCGATCTGCCGGACATGCAGAAAAGCACGTTCGAGCGGCGTATCAACGACCCCGATCTGCCCGCGCCGCTGCGCGAACTGCTGACCATCCGACTGGCGGCCTGCACAACCAGCACCAGCAAGTACAAAGCGCTGATGAAGGGCGTCAGCAGCGACGGCCGGTTGCGCGGCACGTTGCAGTTCTGTGGCGCCAGCCAGACCGGGCGCTGGGCCGGGCGACTCTTTCAGCCCCAAAACCTCCCGCGCCCAACGCTGGATCAGGAACAAATCGATCAGGGTATCGAGGCACTGAAACTCGGTGTTGCCGATCTGGTGTTCAACAACATCATGGAATTAACCAGCTCTGCGCTACGCGGCTGCATCATGGCACCGCCGGGTAAAAAGCTAGTCGTCAGCGATCTGTCAAACATCGAGGGCCGGTTCCTGGCATGGCTAGCCGGTGAAGAATGGAAGCTGCAGGCGTTCCGGGATTACGACACGTTTATCTACGATGCCGCTGGGCAACGTATCTGGGATGAACTGGCAAAAGATTACCAACGCGCCGGCCATGACCTCTACAAACTGGCCTATGCCCGCGCGTTCAACATGACACCCGAGGACGTCGATAAGGCGATGCGCCAGATCGGCAAGGTGATGGAACTGGGGCTGGGATTCGGCGGCGGCGTGGCGGCATTCGTGACGTTCGCGCTGGTCTACGGGCTTGACCTCGAGGATCTGGCCGACGCCGCACTGCCGAACATCCCGATCGCCATCCAGCGAGAGGCGCAAAGTTGGTGGCAGGCATCGGTTAAGCAGAAAAAAACCTACGGCCTGTCCGAGCGCGTGTTCATCACCTGCGACTCACTGAAGCGCCTGTGGCGCAACGCACATCCCGAAACGGTCAGTTTATGGTCAGAACTGGAAAATGCCGTGCGCCGCGCCATCGCGCAACCGGGCAAGCAGTTCAACTGTCGGCGGTTGAAGGTGCGCAAAGACGGCCCCTGGCTGCGCATCGCCCTCCCATCTGGCCGCGTAGTCTGCTACCCCGGCGCCGCCATCGTCAAAGGCGATATTACCTACAATGGGCGTGAACCCTTATTCGCGTAAATGGCAGCGCCTCAAAACCTACGGCGGAAAACTGGTGGAAAACGTCACCCAGGCCGGCGCGCGCGATGTACTGGCCGGCAACATGCCGGCTATCGAGGCACGAGGTTACGAGATAGTGCTGACTGTGCACGATGAAGTGATCACCGAGGCGCCGGACAAGGATTTCTACTTCCACGACCAGCTAAGCCGGTTGCTCGCCACTAACCCCGCATGGGCGCCAGACCTGCCGCTAAACGCCGGCGGGTTCGAGGCCTACCACTACCGGAAGGATTAAATAAGCGGTCTAATGATAGCTATCTATAGTGAAAAAAATAAAAATCCCTGTTAAAATTAAGAAAAAACGGAAATTTAGCAACCATGAAGATGACCTTTTGGAATAGCGGGATAAAAGCAACGAAGGGCAATCGCGGAGAATATAGCTATAAAATACTGGATGCTGTTAATAGCATATTCATTTCAAAAAATAGTGATGTTGTTTTCATGTGCGAGGTAGACCGAGAGTTCACGTCATCCCCAACTGTATTAGGCTATTTAAATGAAAAAAAATAAATATCATTGATGCATGCGATGAAGTTAAAAGCAGAGTGAAGTTTGACATTTGCGCTATGTACGACCCAGTAAAAATAGACGTGAAGCTCGAAAAGTACATAATATATAATAACTTACATGATGAACTCGAGCATACGGGAAATAATATTAAAGTCGGGGTTATCTTCACCCTTAAATATAAGGAAAGCATTGAATCCAATTGTGTCGCTGTTATAGTTTCTCATTGGCCTTCGAAAATTACCCCAGGGTATGAGTTTCGCCACAAAGAGGCTGCAGAGAAACTTAGGGATACCGCGCAAGACCTTATTAAAGATGGATTTCAAGTGGTTCTTATCGGCGATTACAACCTTTCACCGGATGAGATCATAAAAGATACGCCTCTACAATCCTACAATAATAAGTTTTTTGCAACAAGGAGCAGTTTGAGATTATACAATCTTGGCTTCCATTTCCTTGAACAGCATTCTGTTTGTTGTAGAAAGATTAATATTCCTTTAGAGCATGCACATGGTTTTGGCACATTCATATCCAGTAGCAATCGTGCAGTTGAAACAGGATGTGCAACCTTTGACTACGCTCATGTGGGTTCATCATTAATTAAGGATGGTCCTTGGATTATCAATGAAGAAGATACGCGTATTTTCGCCAACCAAGAAATTATTGATATGATTTACGGCAACGCCTCTCATCTTGACCACTTACCAATAATCGTTTCACTCATGGAGAAAAAAATGAGCAATAACCCATTCAGCAACGTAGTGAAAAACTCATTAGTGAGAGTTGATAACGTCGCAAAAGCCGGTAGTGATTTGGAAAATTATTTGGTCAAAGCATCTGAGGCGCTGAACGATGCTCTCAGCGGCCCGAATGAAATATTCCTCACTAGCGACCAGGATAAAACAACCGCGGGCTTAAGCGGAATTATAAACTTTATCGAAAGCGCTAATGGCGTGAACAGAGATACTGACAAATATATATATACATATGTAACTCCTTAAGGGGGGAAATGATTGCCAAGTGGAAAATTAACAAGGAAGCAACTGAAATGAAAATCACATTAGGTAAGATTGTAAATATATATCCAGTTAACGATGATGGTTACATAAGCGCAATCAGTGATATTCTTGATCATGGCGACATCATGACTAAAGCTGTAAAGCTTAAAAACAATATGTCAGAATAGTGAATATGGCCTACATCCGGGAATCAACGATCGAGCGGCACCTGGTGGCACAGGTTAAAGCCGCGGGCGGTACCGCTTATAAATTTACGTCGCCCGGGCGCCGCAGCATTCCCGATCGCTTGGTGCTGCTACCGGGCGGGCGGGCAGTGTTCGTAGAGTGCAAAGCGCCGGGGGGACAGCCGCGGCCCGACCAGGTACGCGAGCACAACCGTCTCCGCGCGCTGGGCTTCGATGTGGTGGTTTTGGACAGTAAGAATCTGGAGGGGATTTTGTGAAAGGCTCGAACATTCTCAACTGGACACGGCGCGCCACATGGTGCGCCGTTTTTGCATTCTGCGCCAGCTTCTGGCTTGGTGCTGATCGCTATTGCTGAGTGGGCACAATAATGGTCTGCACTCTTAGCGCCCTAACTGAGGTGTGCGGAAGGTATCCGCGATTCTCAGTGCGTCAGCCTTCCCTCCCGGCAACATGCCCGCTTTACCAAGGATGTAGGTAGGAAATTTAGTAGGCAGGTACTCATGACGGAACCATCTACGAAATTCAGGCAATGATTCATTAGGGTAAGCGTTAATCATTTGCGGATTTGATGCAGCCTGGTTGAAATCATCGGGGTAATGGTGTGCGCATCGTACACGCTCCCCAAAGTGGCCCGACAAGCCTCTTGATGTCCAGTGTCTACCCCAGCAGGAACCAACACTGATATCAGGAACCGTAAACATGTTTACCGCAAGCCCTGCAGTGATCAAATCGACCATCAAACCCGCGATTTCGTTGAAAACGATAAAATACCCGTCAGGGACGGTACCCGTGCTTTGAATGATGGAAACCCTGTCGTGATAATGGCGCCAAGGGTCTTCAGGCTGGTAACGTAAAGCACCATAAATATAATCACGAAGACCGACCCTGGCTAATTCACGATAGTATTGCTGAGCAGTCGTATTCGATGCCGCCTGAGATTCAAACGCATAAAACTCCAGCAGCGCCATACAGACAATATCAGGGAATGCGTAGTGAACAGACCCGTTTCGCATAATCGAAATAAATAAAACCGGATCAGTATACCCGGCCTCTTGCAAGTAGGTGCTGATAAACTGCATGCGTCCGCGGGTGAATACCCCATTTGCGAAACACTCTTGGTATTCCGCAGCAATATCAGCAATATTTGTGCGATTTACGCCGCAAATTCTCGCCAATCCGTTCTGAGTAAGGTATGGAATCCCGTTCTCTAAAACACCCATTTCAATATCGTTGAACACACCTTCCTGCCTGACACCAAGGTCTAGCACTGCAGGGGGTGCGGGCTGGAACTGATTATGTGTAGTCATCTTACTGATTTCCTTATTTTTATACCCTGAGGGCGACGCCTTAGGATCTATATTAACCACACTGTTTATACTCCAACTTGCAAATTTTTGCGAGGTACTAACCTTGAGTAAAATATTCACCCCTCGCCCCCTACCAAAACCTAATTATCGACCACGCACTGCAGGTGCCCCGCTCCAACGTCTGGGCGGGCATGGGGATGGGCAAAACGGTGGGCACGCTCAGCAGCCTGGAGGCACTCTACTGCTCCGGTGAAGAGACGCAGCCTACGCTTGTTCTAGCGCCGCTACGCGTGGCGGCCAGCACCTGGCCGGACGAGGTCGCAAAATGGTGCCACCTGAGCAACATTGAAATGCAGCCGATAGTCGGCACTGCCAAAGAGCGCGCCGCAGCGCTGCTCAACAGCAACGCCAGCGTGTTCACCACCAACTATGACAACCTGGTGTGGCTGGTTGAGCAGCTCGGCGGCCGCTGGCCATTCGGCACGGTGGTCGCCGACGAAAGCACCCGGCTGAAGTCGTTTCGCCTGCGGCAAGGCGGCAAGCGCGCCGCGGCACTGGCCAAGGTGGCGCACAAACATGTGCACCGCTGGGTGAACCTCACCGGTGCGCCGGCGCCGAACGGCCTGATCGACCTGTGGGGCCAGGCATGGTTCGTTGACCGCGGCGAGCGGCTGGGATGCACCTTCGGCGCGTTTACCTCGCGCTGGTTCAACAGCATTCAGTTCCCTGGTCAGCAATGGTCGAAACTAGAGCCGTGGCCGCACGCGCAGGAGCAGATGCAGGCGGCGCTCGCCGACGTAACGATCTCCCTCGATGCCGCGGACTGGTTCGATATAGACGAGCCCATTCACAACGTGATCCGCGTTGAGCTGCCGCCAAAGGCGCGCCAGCAATATCAGGACATGGAAAAAGAAATGTTCCTCGAACTGAACGGCACCGACATCGAGGCGCTGAACGCCGCGGCCAAAACGGTGAAGTGTTTGCAGATCGCCAGCGGCGCCATCTACACCGACGACTCCGGCAGCTGCGCCGAAGTGCACGACGGCAAGCTGCAGGCACTGGACAGCATCGTGGCCGAAGCTGGTGGCATGCCGGTATTGGTTGCCTACCACTGGAAACACGACCTCGAACGGCTGCTAAAGGCGTTTCCCAAAGGCCGCCAGCTCGACGCAGATCCGCAGACAATCCGCGACTGGAACGCCGGCAAGATACCGGTGCTATTCGCGCACCCAGCCAGCGCCGGCCACGGCCTGAACCTGCAGGATGGCGGCAACATTCTGGTGTTCTTCTCGCACTGGTGGGATCTGGAGCAGTACCAGCAAATTATCGAGCGCATCGGGCCGACGCGCCAGGCGCAAGCCGGCCACCGCCGGCCGGTGTGGATACACCACATCATCGCCGCCGATACCACCGACGAAATGGTGATGGAACGGCGCAATTCTAAACGTGAAGTGCAGGACATCCTGCTGGAAGCCATGAAAAAGAGAGGCATGTGATGGGCGAGAATCCGATCGTGTTCACGCGGGATATTCTGTCCCGCTATCAGATTTCAGAAAAGACGCTGTGGAAATGGCGAGACAAAGACCAATGTCCGAAGGGGTTTAAGTTACCTTTTCCGGCGCCGACGATCCCCGGCAGTCCAAACCGCTGGCGCCTTTCCGATGTGCTGACTTGGGAAGACGCCAACAGCGCAAAATAAGTTACCCTGTAACCCCTTTCACATACTCCTCCCACACTGCCAACCAATGCCGCTGATCGTCCATGTAATCGTGCAGATTGTAATGCGCCATCGTCCCTGTCATCAGGTGGCCAAGAATCTTCTCGATTACGTGCGGCGGCGCGCCCTGCTCCGACAACTTTGTCGCTAGAGTTCTTCGCAGGTCATGCATCGACCACGGCTTCATTCCGGTGCCTTCGAACACGCGCCGCGTGTAGTTTGCGGCAACCTGCGGCTGAACAGGCCTATCAAATTCTTTCCCAGGCATGGCCCGCTGTGAGGTAACCACATGGCGGGTATTCACCTTTTCGCGATGGGCCAACAGCAAAGCTTTTGCCAGCGGCGGCAGCGCGCGGCGGACCGCCACTCCGGTCTTATACTCCTCTTTCGGCACTGTCCAGGTGTCATCTTCAAAATCAAACCAGTCCCAGCACGCCCGGCGGATCTCCGCGGTGCGGCACCCGGTCAGCAGCATAAACCGGATAATCAGGCGCGCCTCGTCGGTCTGGTGGTCATCCAACCATTGCCAGGTTTGCCGGATCTCTCGATCTGCGAGATAGCGTTTTTTGCGCGTCGGTGCTGTACCTACGTCACGCGGCCCCAGCCCTTCCAGCGGATTCACCGCGATATACCCCCGATTGACGCAAAACTTGAACGCGCGTTTACACAGCGATGTCATGTAGTTGGCCATGACGCTGCTATCGATAGAGTCCAGTACCTCCAGCCAGTGCATCCGGGCAGTTGACTCCATCCGCAATTCGCCCAGATTGGGTTTGATGTGCTTGCGGTATACCTGCAGGTAATAGTCGATCTTAACCGAACCGTTCGGCCGGCAGTATTTGTCGATCCAGTAGTTGAAGGCCTCATCTACCGTCGGCGAAGCGTTGCGGGAAAGGCGCTCTAAACGAATTTTTTCGCGAGGATCGAAACCCTCCGTCAACCAACCGCGCAGCACCTGGCGCCGTTCGCGGGCCTGTGCGATAGTCATCGCAGGGTATTCGCCGATCGATAGCTGCACAGGCTCTTTCACCCACCGGTAGCGGTAGAAGAACGTAATTTTGCCAGCTTTGCTGATCCGGGCGTTCAGTCCGTGGCTATCTGAAATGATCTCTATCGCATCGCGTTTTTTACCCAGCGATTTTTTCAGCTTCGTGTCTGTCAACAT